AAAAGTACAGGCCGTACTACAACGGGCAGAACAAGATCCCGTGCAGGGGATGCGTCTTCCGGGACGAGGGAGCTAGATTTTGCGAGTACTCATCTGCTTGCATGGCCCATCTGAGGCCGGATCATGAAAGCGTAGTTTTTGCTAAAACCAAGGAGATATGACACATGGATATAGGAGAATGTGCTGTAGCTGCCATAGAAAATTTGACAAATCAAAAGAAGGAGTAAAGAATAATGTTAAACGAAAAAAATAAGAAAGGAATATTTGCCAGAGAAGGAGGCCGGTTAACTCACGGATCTCTGTTCTCTGGCATTTAGGTTGGCGGTTTTGACCTTGCCGCCGAATGGATGGGATGGGAGAACCTGTTCCATTGCGAGATTAACGAGTGGTGCCAAAAGGTACTGAGGTTTCATTTCCCAAAAAGCATTCAATATGACGATATTACAAGAACTGATTTCACTCCGTGGAGAGGGAAGGTTGACGTACTCACAGGAGGGTTTCCTTGCCAGCCTTTTTCAACGGCAGGAAAGCGAAGGGGAGCGGAAGATGACCGTTACCTCTGGCCGGAAATGCTTCGGGCAATACGGGAGATACGCCCCGCTTGGGTCATTGGTGAGAACGTTGCTGGAATCACCAGCATGGTACAACCCGGCAGTGAGGTTACGGTGGAAAGTCAAGCCTCTTTGTTTGAAACGTCTGACAAGGAAACGCTACTCGAGCAAGAATACGTTATCGAGACCGTCTGCCGAGATCTTGAGCGTGAGGGATATTCCGTCCAGCCGATTCTTATTCCAGCTTGCGGTGTCGGAGCCCCGCACAGGAGAGACAGGGTATGGTTCGTCGCTTGCAAAACTTTGGAAAACACCGGTAACGTCGGATGCCTCGGACAGAAGGTTTTATACGAACAGCAGGGGCGAGCCGAACCTGTCGGCGCAAGCGAAAATAGGGCTTCCTGTTTCTGGGAAGAATTGGGAAAAACTATTGCTAACCGTTCAGACACAGGGATTGAAAGTTTGCGACAAGGACGGGAAAACGAAATTCATGAACTTGAGTCTACTTCCCACCCCAACTGCTCAAGAGGGCTTCAATTCGGGGAAAGGAGAGATATTCGTGACAAGGAACAATACGATCCGGATAAGGAACCAGAACGACACGAGCAGCCGTCTAGGTTTGGAGGGAGCGGTGAAGCATATGTTATATCCGACACCGACAGCCCAAGATTTCAGGCGAAGGGGACCGAACAGCAAACAACAGGGATTGCCGGAAGCCGCTTACAAGGACTTATTGCCAACGCCGAAGGCAAACAGTTGGAAAACACCTTGCAAGCATGGAGAAGGATCACCGGATCTACAAACTTATATCGCAAAAAAGATTGGAGAAACTTCCCAACTCAACCCCCTGTTTGTAGAAGATATGATGGGTTACCCTTTGATGTGGACTACCTTGCCATTCCTTTCACAAAATGGAGACAAGAGTCAATAAAAGCCTACGGAAATGCGATAGTTCCACAAGTAGCATTTGAGATATTCAAGGCGATAGAAACATCAACCTTTCATCATAGTTGAAAACTGCATTCATCTATGATGGGCACGATAAAAACATATAATGGATAAACAACAGGCATTTAAATCGTATATAGATTACTTGTACTCTCCTTCTACAAACAAGAGCTATGATTACATAGGGAGATATATAAAGATCGTAAAAAGGTTCCTTGACAGCGAATATCCTGTGAGCATGACTGGGTATAAACAGTATATGAGGAAAAACGCAATACTGGTAATTGACGATCCATTAACAAAGGAGGCTCTGTGCGACTTCTTGTGGACTATAGGGAAAAACACCTCAAGAAAAAAGAGAATGGAAACAGTCAAGCCGCTGGAAAAGCTGAGCAAGATAAGTGAGAGGAATAAAAAGCTAATAAACGATTTCATATACTATCTCACACAAGAGGAAGATTATTCTTCTCATACTCTAGACACGTACGTGTTTGCTGTCAGGAAGTATTTCGAGTATGCCAATGAGGTATCAGTTGACAACTATAAGCGGTTCGTCCGTTTGCTTGAGGAGGAAGGTCTTGCTCCACAAACCATCAGGTTGCGCATCACCGCCCTTGAGAGGTTCGCGAAATTCGTAAAGAAACCAATTGAGCTGAAGCGGCCTAAATTCAGCCGCAAATTGGAAACTGATAACATCCCTACCAAAGGGGAATACGAAAGACTCTTGGAATACTTGAAAGCGCAACCGAACAAGGATGGTTACTATTTCATCAGGATACTAGCGTCTACAGGTGCTCGTATATCCGAGTTCCTCCAATTTAAATGGGAGGATATACTTAATGGGGAGGTCACTCTCAAAGGGAAAGGGAATAAATACAGGCGGTTCTTTTTTAGCAAACAATTGCGAGAAGAAGTGAAAGCGTATGTAAAAGATACCGGGAAAAACGGATACATCGCCATTGGGAAATATGGTCGTATCTCGACAAGAGGTTTTGACCAAAAACTGAAAGCATGGGGAAAGAAATGCGGAATCGATAAGAAAAAGATGCACGCACATGCCTTTCGGCATTTCTTCGCGAAAATGTTTCTGGAAAAGAACAAAGACGTTATCCAGCTTGCTGATCTAATGGGACATGAGAATATAGATACTACACGAATTTATTTACAAAAGAGTTATGAGGAACAGAAAAAAGAATTTAATAGAAGCGTTACATGGTAGTTTCATGTTCTTGGACAATTTGCCTGAACTCATAGACAAGGAAACTATATATGACGAAACCGGGCACGTTGATTTGGAATTTATGACAGCCATCCTTCAATGGATGTCGCGCATGGCTGACATATCGGTAAAAGTACAGACGTCACTAAATAGGTTATTGGGTTGCGAAGAACTTGCCGACCGGAAAGCGAAGAAAGCCGACAATGGAAGCAAATGGAACGTAGAGGAAATACTAAGACACTGTACGCTCGAAGACAACGTACTGAAGCTTCCTTCCGTCCAATTCAACAAGAAATCCTATTTGGAGGCAAAGAAATGGATAGAAGAGGCTGGGGGGACATGGGCCGGCGGGAAAGTGCAAGGATTTACTTTCCCGTTTGACGCGACTCGTGTATTCTCAGTCCTTCATGAGGGTAAGCGATGTAATCTCAAACAGGACTATCAATTCTTTGAGACCCCAGAAGATGTCGCCGACTGGCTGGTCATGATCGCTGGAGGTATTGAAGAGACGGACACCGTATTGGAGCCAAGCGCAGGGCGTGGCGCTCTGGTAAAAGCTATACATCGATCGTGCCCATCTGTCATGGTAGATTGTTATGAGCTGATGCCAGAGAACAAGCAATTTCTATCCAGTATGGAAAATACCAATATTATTGGTGATGATTTCACGAAAGGCGATAACAAGAAGTACACAAAGATTATAGCGAACCCTCCGTTCAGTGGAAACCAAGACATTAAGCATGTACGCATGATGTTTGATTTGCTTGAGAATGGCGGCACGCTCCCAGCCATAACAAGCGCCCATTGGGAATTTGCAAGCGAAACCGTTTGTATCGATTTCCGTCAATGGCTGAAAGATTTGAATGCAAATGTATATGTAATCAATGATGGAGAATTTAAAGAAAGTGGCACATCTATAGAAACACGAGCGATCGTAATAAAAAAAACTCAAAATAAATAACACATGAAGGAAGAAGATATCGAAAAAGCAGCGGCAAAATACTCAGGGAAAGCATTAGGATATAATGGGGCGCCTGTAATCGCTATGCACGAAGCGTTTAGGGATGGAGCTAACTGGCGTATAAACTCTGCATGGAATGAGGGAAAAGTATTCCCCGCCAAAGGGAATATCATATTGATCGAGTTTGAGAGTGGAGCTATACTTATCGGCGGACCATGCATGAGTGAAAAGGGCTATAACGATCTGTGTGGAAAGATGCCCGTAAAGAGATGGGCATATATAGATGACTTATTACCAAAGAATGAAATATCTATGATGAGAGTAAATATAACAACATGAACGATTTGGACTTTTGCAGAGGCGTATGGTACGCCATACAAATGCTCGTTGTCGAGCTAAGGGCACCATCTATGGCCGCTAATATAGCTAGGGAGGCCAATTTTTCCAAGGATAAATGCTTGGAGCTCCAGCGTGACAGCGGGGTTTACGATGAAGAGATGAAGGATTTTATTAATGAGGAAATAAAATAACAGTCATGAGAAATAAAGAACTAATAGCTCTACTCCAAGAGCAAGACCCGGAAGCGGAGGTAATGATCCGCACGTCCGATGATCAATATTACTACGATTTAGTGGACGTGTTCACGGATAAGGATGGGGATGTCATAATACAGGAGGGGTAAATGTGGATAATAAGGAATATTTTAACAACGAATTATAATATGAATCAAATTTGCACGAATAAAGAACAATCATCCCGGCTATTAGAGGCCGGGGTGAGACCGGATACGGCAGACATGGTTTTACTATATGTTGACGATGAAAGTAATATAGCACCATGGGAGGATATCCGTAAAGACGAAAAAGGAAAGTTTTTCTATAATGTATACGGAGAGACATACACTTTGACAGAAACTATACTTCTTAGAGATAGCCAGTATTACGATCGTTCATACCAAGACGATTGCCCGGCTTGGTCTCTATCCTATCTAATCGGGATGATGCCCGATCAAATAGAATATGAGGGATATAACTATTACCTATTCATACTTCCACGAGATAAAGAATTTACGATAAAGTATTCCGCAGGAAGTAACCTTGCCCAGTCATATTGCAGAGAGAGCCTTTTTGATGCCATCGCCGAAATGATCGAATGGCTTATCAAGGAAGGATGCCTTGACAAGAAATTCCTAACAGATAAATGCGGCGATTGCCGACTTATCGAGGATGAAGACGCAAACGGAGAGGCTTGGTGCTCCTTCCATCAAAAGCCGATTAGGTGCGATAGTAGAGCTTGTGAGGATATTTTAGAGAAAGGAGTACAAAATGCGTGAGATTAAATTCAGAGGAAAAAGTACGACAAGCGGGAAATGGGTACATGGTATGCTTACGACACTAAAGAATTTAGAGACAGAAATGCAAAATATGATAATCATAAAAAATGAAGGAGTATTCAATGAAGGCTCTGCCTCTCCGTTTTTTATGGAATGGGATTACATTCATAAAGACACCGTAGGCCAGTTCACAGGCTTAAAAGACAAGAGCGGAAAGGTGATTTACGAGGGGGACATTATCAGCGTGAATGGCAAATATCCTAAATTGATTAAGTACATAGATGAATGGGCGAGTTATTGCTTGGCTAATCTTACGGATTTGGGCTGTGATCTTAAAACTCGTCATTGGCAGCAAGTTAGTCCTTGCTGGTGGACTGATTATAAAAGAGAAATTAAAGTAATAGGTAATGTTTATGACAATCCCGAACTACTGAAAGGAGGTAATGATGATCACACGTGATGATTTACAATTAAGGATATTGTCCTGTATGTCTATGGAAGGTAGTGGAATTGTTAAGTACAGGGATGACGTTAACAAGATTTCCGCTGTTACTATCACCCCAAGAAAAGACGAGCTATCATACGGCAAGCCAAAAACGACATACTACATCGATAACGTGGAAAAGGAATTTACAGACCTCGATGAACTCATAGACTTCTATAACGAGAAATTTAGGTTTGAGGCAGAAAATCCGGATCAAGAAGTAACATTTGTAAAAGTTATAAAAAGGAGAAATAAATATGAGCAAGATTGATATGAGACAGACAGTAGAAGAAGCGGCAAAGGATTACGCCATAGGTAAAACGTTTTTTCGCAAGAATGTTCTCAAAGAAGTGGATGCGGATGACTATGTGCTTCGCAAAGATAATTGTCGTGAGGACTTCAAAGCAGGTGCCGAATGGCTGGCAAAGCAATCCCCGTGGGTAAGCATTAAAGAAAGATTACCTAAAGAAAATGAGATGGTTCTTTGCAGGATGGTATCAAATGGAGCAATAGTTAGTGGTTATATAGTTGTTGAAGCCGGGAAACCTCCACGTGTCGCAACATCCGGGGATTTTGAGTTTGAAGATTACGGAGATTATGAATGTGATATGTGGATGCCTATACCCGATCTAGAGGAATAGTATTAACCGAGCCTACTATGAAGGCTTATAATTAAAAAACAACGAATATGGCAACAAAATATAAAATAAAACAACATGTGTGGTGTACGAACGAAAGGCATAAGTCGGAAGTCGGCGTTATCGCTGAAGTCGTGGAAGAAAAGTCTTTAGTTAAAACCAAAGATGGGGTACGTGAAGAAAACCTTTATTGTGTTATGCTCCATTATCCTAACGGGAAAATGTATTTCGAGGAATTTTTTGAATCAGAGTTAGAGTTAGTACAACATTAAGAATAACAGAATCATGGAAGAAAACATCAAAGAGAAGTCGATCATACTAGCTATAGAGGCTATGAGACCACTACCGGTAAACTCTTTCGCCGGATATTGCAGCGTAAGCGATGATCGGTCTCCGGAAGAGAAGCATAAAGATGATATGAGATTCTGCAAGGAGTTTAATGAGCTTCAATCAGATATGCTCATAACCTTGGCCAGTAAGATAGAGGCATTTTTAGATGCCCAAAGAAAGGGCTATGTAGAATCAGTGAATATCAATCATCCTCCAGTTTTCCCGGACGAAAGAAATTGTTGTGGAGCACCATATATTGATCGCAGGAGCCAATAGGCATATGATATTGATAATAATGAATATCCCGTACCCTGCAGATATCCACTATAACAGGCACATCAAGTGTCTAATCCGAGCCATCACCTCATAGAAGTTGACAGGCTCGAAATCCAAGGAATCCGTGAGGCGGTCTATCTCCCGTCTTGCGGATTCCTTTTTCTTTTTATCTTCTTTTTTCTTTCCCATAACTCATCGTTTATATCGTTCCTGTGACGATGGCAATCGCAAATGAACATCCTTATCTCATCGGACATCAAGGCTCCTATATCGCCAGCCAAGTAAGCGATAGGCTCCCCTCCGATCTCCATATCCAAGGCCAAGGACATATGATCCGTCAAGTGCCGGCACTCGTGGAACAACGAATTAGAGAACTCCCCGTAAGACGAGGTCCGGCCTATCACCATGACGGATTCCCTTCGCCGGTAGTTGGAATAAGTAAGTCCCACGTCCAGCTTGCAGGAGCCTACGTTGCCATAAGCCTCCCGTATCTTGCTTTCCGGGCAACCGACCCTCCTCAATAGGGCTATGATATCGGATGTCCTCGAGCAGGTGACGTTATACAGCACGTGGATCACCCAATCGTATCTCTTGATATGGTAATCCCGTCGTATCATCTCCTTACCGTCTTGAACTCCCGCTCTATCCTCCTCCTTTGTTGCCGGGTGAGATTGGTTGCCTTGAGATTGCCCACCACCTCGGATACCTTGTCAAAATCCTTCTCCGGCATACTCGCCAGCACGTCCTTGGGGGACTCTCCCTTCAAGATCCTCAGTATGTAGCCCCAGCCTCCCATCACATCATCTCCTCCCAGATTATAGGCGTGCCGGACCCGATGCAATCAGCGTAGAACCGGGTGAACACTATCCCGTCGTAAGCGTCCGGATCGTCGCAGACGTTCTTGACATAAAGAGCGGCGTACTGCTCGTTAGGCACGGAGGAGCCAAGGTAATCGGCCTTGCACATGTTGGCGGCGTAAACATAATCGTATCCACCCTTTTTCTTCACGTCAACGCTATACTTCTTCAGCATCTCATCCACCTGTTCCTTCGTGAAAGGGGTTATCTTGACCTTCTTCCCGTTTCCGTCCTCCTTCTCCATCATGGATACGGCCCAATCGCACATGGCCTTGGAGAAATGCCAGCCATACGCCTTCAGGTAGGATCGCATGCCGGAAGGGAAATCATCATACATATCTAGTCTCATATTCCTCTGTTTTTTAGGAGGGGGAAACCGGTCCCCCCCTCATGGTTATCTACGATATCGTCTCGAGTAGCGTCCGGTGCCCGGCACCCCACGGCGATTGCCATAACCGCCACCGGATGATCCACGACCGCCGCCACGGTTGCCGTAGCCGCCACGCTCCCACATCTCACGGAACTCGTCGTCGTCCTCGAACTCATCGTCTTCGTCTTCCTCCATGCGGTTGCCATAGCCTTCCATGGCCTTCCGCTTCCCTTCCTTACAGCCAAGCTTATAGGCCTCCTTCGCCAGTTCTAACATATCCTCGTCTTCCATGGCGTCGAATTCCTCGATCAGCTCTCTCAGTTTTCTGCTATATGTTCCCATATCACTCTGTTTTTTTATTCTTGTTATTATTACCGTTCACGGAACCGACAAGTTGCTCCATCATGGCAACCAACCTTGCGTTAGCCTCCTTCAGATCGGACATCTCGTTTCTCATGTTAGCGATCTCACTCTCCCTCTCCTTCTCCCGGGCAAACTCTGGGTTCAGTATTACCAGCATCTTCTCGCACCCCTCAATCACGGATTTATGGTAATCGATGCTGTCAAGTGCCTGTCGGCTTTGCTGCATCATGGCGTTGATCTCCGTATTCAGGGCACCTAGATCGCATGACACAACCAGTTTCTCCCCGTTTGTAGTGGGGTAATCCGTAATGGTAACGTCGGACAAGACGTTGGAGAAGCTGACGTTGTCCTCACCTACCTTGGCCTTTATGTCCACCACGATTTTAGCTTGCGGACCATACATATTGAAATTTGGATTCTCCGGTCTCGGAGGGGACACGCTGACTATGCTTCCAACCTCACAAAACGGCGTATTCCCCTTATGAAGGATATATAAAGGATTTCCTTGTCTCTGATTCTTGAACATATTTCTTGGTTTTTATGAGAGCCGGATCGCTCCGGTCTCTCGTTGATACTCTCTCACACCACTCCCGTCATTATCTGGAGCGTATTATTGCCCGACTCATAGTAACACAAGTAGATTCCGGTGCCGGTTATATCGGATGCCGTGACATCTGCGCCGTTAATGGTCGTTAGCGCCTGCGTGGAGCCGTTCGTGTCAAACACTACCGGCAACGTCCCGGTAGTACCAGCCGGGATAGGCTGGGCCAGACGGAACAAGATCAACCCGCTAAACGGGGCTGACAGGAACGGGTGATTGCGGAAGGAGAAACGAACGTTGGTCGTCCCGACCGTAACGCCCGTGCTCTCCAAACGTGGGATACCGTTCTTGTTCGCCATTATGAAAGGACTAATGAATGCCATAACTCTTTATTTTTAGGTTATTAACTCATTATCCCCATCCGTTGCCGAAGTTTCCCCAGTTACCGAGACCTAGGCCTAATCCGTACTGGGCGGCCACGCAAGTGGGTATGCCTACCACGGGGGAGTAAGGAACCTTTGCCACCTCCGGCTGGTTACACTCGATCTTGGCCAATCTTGAGCTCAAATCACCCAAGGCGTTACCTAGAGGGGCGGTCTGCGCCTGTAGAGTAGCGGCGAAATAGGCGTTCTGGTTGCTTTGGGAGATCTGTCCTTTCAAGGCTAGGTTCTCCGCCGTCAAGCGATCCATCTTGTCTTGTTGATACAAGTTCTTGAAATCACGAACCTCGTTGATGATATCACGGGTGTTCTGCAGACCTGAGTCACGGAGAGTCAACGTGTTGTTGTTCATCGTATTCACCAGCGTGTTTGTCTGGTTGCAGCTAGCCAATTGGTTCTCGTAGCCCATCTTAGTGATGTTGTTGTTAACCGTGCAGCAGCACTCGGCGATCTGGCTCAATAATTGATTGTTACCACTTTGGACGGCATTAATGATTTGTTGAGAACTCATGCCTACTTGGTTACCCACGCTCTGGATCTGTCCTTGGATCTGGCAGATAGCGTTTTGTAATTGCTGGGTAGAGCAATTCAAGGAAGATGACAATTGACTGATAGCCGTTCCGTTTCCTTGGATAGCGTTCATCAACAATTCACGCCCAGCGTCATTGTTCAATTGAGCGGGTAATCCATTAGCCCCGTTGTTGCCGAAGCCGTTGCCACCCCAGCCTCCCCATACGAAGAACAGGAGGATGATCCAGATCCACCAGCAACCACCACCGCCCCAAGCGTCTTGATTGCCCTTATTGTTCATCAAAGCCGCTACCAAATTGGGGTCCAATGATTTTCCACCACCGCCCATCAAGCTCGGGAGAAAGGCCATGATGTCAAACTTACTTCCACCGGAATTGCCTCCTTCGGGAGTACCGATAAAATAATTTCTATCCATTATCTTTAATTTTTGTCGTTAATCCGGCACCATTACCGGACACGACAAAAATCATGAGAAGGGCTTTGCTAAATAAATATCTCCTTGCTAGCTTGTTGCGAGGTTGTTGCTAGTTCTTTGCGGAAGGGGATGAGACAAAAAAAGCGCCGCCAATTTGTATTGACGACGCTTATTGTTGTTGTTTAGACCTTTCAAACCAAAGGCATATACAACGCTTAATTTTTATGGTTGGTTACTTTTTATATCTACCGGTTCCACCTGTTTCCAATACATGCATTGTAGCGTGGTTGGACTAGATATATGTTTTTTTCTATCTGAGTATTTATCAAAACTATTCCTTTCTAGGAATTCATTATACTCCTTAGCTTTTGGTTCATCTAAATTTTTCATATCATTCTATTTTATATAGCATGAAATAATTTTATATGGTAGACAGGAACTCTGACAATGAATCCATGTCCGAAAATTCTTTAACCTCACTGTCCTCATGCATATTTCTCGGTTTATTTCTATTACCTTTTACTATTTTCATCATCAGATCTATAGAGTCGCTCTCATTCTCCATAGAGACCCTCACTTTATCCAAGGCCAAAGCCTCTATTGTATTGCATAACTCATCCGCAAATGATCGAGACATAAAGTATACATCCTTAAAATCTATACGTACACATGGGCTATTCAAATCCTTAGCCCTCATATAGATTTTTTTAGCTTCTGTCCTAGAACGAAGCTCTCCCCTTATCAATTCTGATATCACAATTGTCTTTTCCATGATCTTCATTCTAAATATTCATAAAAATTAAACATCCTTTCCTCTTTATATGGTATCCTTAATGCCACTATAGTTCCATCCCATTTTATATAATCAGGAAGTCCTATATATGATGTCTCTTCCTCTGACATAAGATGAAACGCTTGCCCAGACAGCAAAAAATATGTTCCTCCAAGTCCCTTAGACAACATTCTCTTGCAAGTACTTATACCATAACCACGATTCTCGGTATCTGGTAAATTTTTAGTCGATATACCCTTTCCCGCGCTTTTTAAAGCCTCCACATCGTTAGTTATACCTCCCTTGCCAGACTTAACATAACTACCCAGTATACTTATACCATTATCCGCTATGCAAATGTCTATATAACTCTTTGACGGATAATACTGAGCAAATATATAACCAAATTCACTCTCTGAATGTTCAGATATATTGTCAATCGTCTCAGTCAGCATATAAGATAAAGCCTTTCTCAACTCTCCTTCAATATTTAATTGCCTTATCATTATATTCTCTGCTACAGATAGTATATCGTTTTTTATGCTATCCTTGCTTTTACATCCCGGGAACTTTATTATAGGAATATATTTTTTCATAGAAAAATATTCCATATAATTATGAAAATCACTAACACTGTCAGCTACTACACCTCCTTCAAAATGAATAGAGTCCAGATAGCTTTTAACACTGTCCGATATATTCTTGCAAACCACATTCTTACCGCACTTATCTCTATAAAGCATAAGAGGCAATAAGAAAAATGGAGTCACAAATGCCGTATATTGGAAGTTCCATATGAAATCATCATCATCGGAATTCTCCATTTTCAGGATTATCCTGAATAGATGATTGAAGGCTTCTCCTATCCTAATATCATTTACCGCATGTGGCATATATATTTCCATAATGAAACTTTTCGTATACAACAAAGCCTCTGCCAAGGCTGGTTACTTGACGAGGCTACAAAATCACCTTTTACGCCGCAAATGTCGCAAAAAATTTTGTTATATGAAAATTTTTTCATAGACAAATCACATGCCTTACAACATAACGCACCCTCAGACCGTACCTGATAGCTCCTCTTTCACGCTCTCCACCGTCCTCCTCAGGTAGTAACTCCTCCTTATTCTGTCCGGGTACAAGTTACGCATCCTGTTGACCGCCTGCCTCGTCATCCCCGTCAGATCGGATATGATATTGTCGCTCAACTTGCGATCGGCCAGTATGGTTATAGCCACTCCCCTAGCGTCAACGTTCCTCTCCTTGTTGTTGCTAAACATCATTACCGGATCGGTCCCGCACTCCTTGCAGACTGCCTCTATCACTTTTTTGTAAAAAATTTCCACCTTATTCATAAACTTTTTATTTCGTGGTTTGTTTTACTATCAAAGCCGGGCACAAAAAATGCACGGCAGAAAGACTTATAAGAATCTTCCCGTCGTGCGTGGCATGAAAAAATAATCAAACTTCCGATCCGATTATTTAGGGAAGATTCTTTTTTCTTTATCTTCCCTTTCCGGTTCGTTCTCACGAAGTCACCATCAAACTAATATTAAATTAATCATGAACAAAAAACGTCAGCCCTTGTTATTCATATAACGCATTCATTCTATTATCAGAGGTTTCTCGGGCGTGAGCCATGGAAGCCTCACCAAATTCTATAAAACCCGCCTATCCCGACATAGGGTGACAAGCCATTCTTACCGATCCCATAACCTGCTATAACTCCTATTCCCCATCTACGTGGGGAGATCGTCTTGGTTATATACTCAGTCTTACGATATACATCGATGTAATCGAGATTTGGCTTGTAGCCCGAAATCGACAGTTTATAATCATCCGTCTTGTACTCCTTTTGAGTTATCGGTACCGGAACATATACAGGTTCCTTTACCGTGTCACCGTCCAACGTGATATAAACAGGGAACGGCTCCGGTATCGTCCGCACCAATGTCTCATAGACTGGGTACGGGATGCTGTCATGTATCGTGTCAACATAAGTAAACCTGTCGGTCTTATGTATTTGATTGCCATCCACATCCCCCCGGATATGGTAGCCAGCCGTGAAACTGGCTACCAAGCACACTAGTATTAATATTACTTGCCAAGGTTTCATATATTGCGATACTCCTCCTCGGCATTAAAACACGGACACATCTTCATCCACTCGTCCGGTTCAATCTTACCGTTACCGTTAAGATCCGGGGATAGGTCACGATGACCGCAGATCCTACTATCCGGGAACTGTACGACCAAATCCAACAACAGCCTTATAATCGACTGTCTCTGTGCCTCCGTACGTGTATCATCCGGATTCCCGTCCGGATCAAGACCACCCTCATAGCATATTCCTATACTGTTCTTGTTATATCCGGTCACATGAGCCGGAATCAATTCCAATGGACGCATAGATACTATCTCCCCGCTCTTCCGGATATAATAGTTATAACCCGCGGAGTTGAATCCTCTCGCCTTGTGGTCTCTCTCTAATTGCTCAGGGGTATAATCCTTATCTACCCTAGTGGCCGAACAATGGATCACGATCAAGTTGATTTTCCTGTTAATCGTTCTCATATCAATTATTTTTTATACTTTTATGCGCTTTGTTAACCTTGCTATCCTCCCTTGCGAAAGACAGGAAGCTAAAATTTATCCGGCTCCCCTATCCTTTTGGATCTGGGGATCCTTCTTTATCGCAATCTTTATCCTCCTTATCCTCACTATTTATATTGTTCTCGATAGGAGGATTCCTATTGGTACATTTCAAATCTCTGCATTTAAGTACTTTGTATACCGCTATCTGGGTTGTAAGACGGTTATTCTCGTCACGAAAATGTCCCTGATCGTCGTATAGTTTATCTATAAGATTGCTCAAACCTTTCTTTTCCTCCTGACTTTTGATATACAATTCCTTCCATTGCTCACTCGCTTTCGTCTCATTCTCCAACTCGGCCGATTTCCTCTTTTGCGGAAACATCAGCACTGCTCCAAGACCACCTCCTCCAACAAAGGTTAATACGGCGGTTAACATCATCGTCCAATCCATTCTTCCGATCCTTTTTAATTAGTTATAAAACCATTATGCTCTCCTCCTCTCTCGCCGCCTCCCACTCGGCGAAATCGCTATCCACACGGTCTTTCAACGCCTTCCTCTCGTTAAGGAACGTCTTATAAGACTCCACGTATGACAAGTCCAGTATGCCTAGCTGGGCGGCGTTGTAGTCGTTCAGCTTCTTTTGCTCCACGTCCTTGTCCCATAGGGCGTTAATGCAGGCCTCCAATATCTTGTTGGCCGTCAACGTGGGCCATACCCTGACCTCGTTGTAACTATAGGAGATCACGGGGGCCATATCGTCACCCATCTCCCTTGTCTCCTCTATAATTTCCCACCGGTAAAGGTAGGATCCGTCACCGTCCCGCTCTATTCTAGGCGGCATTGTGTCGCTCCATGATCGCTTCATAAAACTCTGGTTTTAAAATTTTCTTAGCTAAATGCTTGCTATCGCTATCATATATCCAGCCCAGCCAACCGGCTAGACCTGCCTTGTATTCCGTTAAGGATATATTCGGGACTTTATTCAATCTAGCCGCCGCACGACATAGATTTTGCTTAGTCCTCTTCCTTATCCGTATATGCTCCTTATAGAAAACGAACCCCACGAAATCTATACCACGGCCGCTTTTATCCGATCTTCTCTCAGCGATCTTAAATATCTGGTAATTCCCTTTCAGCTCCAACTTCAACACGGCCAATCTATCGATAAGCCACGGAAGTAATACGTTTCTCAAGAAACACTTATCATGATGGAAAAAAGTCATGTCATCCGCGTATCTGATATAATGCCTTATATCTATAATCTCCTTTATCTCGTGATCCAGATAGGCGAGATAAAGATTCGCAAGATATTGGCTAAGATAGTTCCCGATCGGAACGCCGGGAGCGGAATCGATGATCTCATCCAACAACATAAGCAAGCGATCGTCCTTGATCTTCTTCCGAGCGATGCCTTTCAACACCTCATGATCTATTGACGGATAGAATTTGCGGATATCAACCTTGAGGCAATAGACGGATTCACGATCGGACAAAGCCCGTCTTGTCCTCTTATACGCCTCCGTTATCCCTCTTCCCTTGATACATGATGTCGTATCAGCCGTGAACACGGAAACCCATATAGGTTCCATGACGTTCATTATGGCATGATGCAATATCCTGTCCGGATAATAAGGGAGCTTGAAGATGATCCTTTCTTTTGGCTCATAGATGGTATCAGTCCGGTACTTGGAAGTCTTGAACGTGCCATCCAGCAGAGACTTTAGCAAACGGCTTAGATTACCATCTTTGTCCTTGTCGAACAACCTTATACCGTATGAATCCTTCTTTCCCCTTCGGGCTTTCATGTCCGCAAGTATCAAGTTGTCCATATTCGCTATCTTATCAAATAAATCCCCTATTCTCTTCATTTTATTGTCATTAATTTGCTTTTTATCATAGGGAGTCTTCGGTTTCCCTACCAACACCCTTTATATGGGGAGACTTTTTTCGCCAAGAGGCGAGGCCACCATCCCTGTTTGTTCTCTAAATATCTTTTCCCCTCTCTAAAAGTATAGGCGTGAACCGATGTTACGATTCGCATCGGAAGGCGCATTATTCGTATTCACGTTAGCGAGGCCTGCATTCGACCTGTTGTCCGCGTTACCGCCAACCAGCACCACCTAGGGATGATCGACCCTTATTCCGTCATTCGAGATAATACCTATTCCCGGAGGCTCGCATCGTCACTTTCCTAGGGAACTTGTCCATCTCCTTTATCTTACCAAGAACGTACTTGATCTCTTGGGAGTTCGTAAAGAATTTCTTGGCATCACTATCCTTATCCTCTAGATTCTCCTTGATCATGACAAGCGCCCTATCTTTCCCGAACTTGGTGGACACGCCATCCATGTAATCGATTACCCAGAACGTGAGATTCGTCAACTTCTGTTGGGTGATCTCCGGACAATTAAAATGCCTTGAGTTCTTATCCCTTGGGATATTCAAGAACGACAAGCTGCCGTCATCTTTATTCTTTTCTTCTTCCATTTTTATCTTCATTAAACGTTATACAAAAAATTCCCGACGTGAGACGTGCGGCTACGCCGACGTTTTACGAAATTCGGGGAAAAAGCAAAGGCGCGAACCGATGCGACGATCCGCAGCGGAAGGCGCATTAAGCGTATACACGCAAGCGAGGCCCGCACGCGACCCGTCGTCCCCGTAACCGCCAACCAGCACCACCTGCATGCGGTTAGCCGATGTGTAGGTGTAGTAGTAGTCGCACCAGTAGGTAGAGGAGCTACCTCCGACCTCCGTGGCCACTATATCGCCATCTTCCCCAAGCAACATCTTCTTGGCATAACCGTTTGTACGGCAGATATTGCCTTTCTTGTCATAACCGGTGTAAGAGGTGTCGCTGAAATTCGACGGGTCATCGGTAGTCCATAGAATAGACAATCCGGCATCGCCCGTGGTGACCTGTATATTAGCCCCGTCAGTGTATTTCCAGATGTGACCGAACGGATTCTCTATGCCACGATACCTGTTAGCCATCAACGTGGCGTGAGTACCGCCGGAAGCGTTCTTCACGACATACGCCTTCTCTCCCGAGCCGTTCCCGAACTCGTTGGTATAGCCGCATGGGATAAGTGGATTGGCGTTGTTGAAGTTAGTCCAATCCGTCATTTGAGTAGGTCCCGGACCTAAGCCTCCTTGGGCGAAACCGTTAGCGTCCTTCTGGGCGTTGAAAGGCTTCTGGCTGTCCAGCGTGGCGTACTCGACGGCGAATAGCCAGAACAGGGTCTTGTGGGCGTTGTAGGTATACATTTCCCAACCACTTCCACGTTTCCTAGCGGCTTGCCGGAATTGGTCTCGGGTGAGGTTGGTGACGGGACGGCCTAGCAAGGAACGGTAGGTGCCGTCCCAGTCGGCGGTGTTGTCGCCGCCACGGAAATCTTCCGATAACGAGGTAGCACTACTCATAGATATCAACATGGACTTACTTCTGCTAATCCTAGCCTCTACTGTTGATATGTAGAATTTATCCACGTGTTTGTATCCCGGTAATGGAATAGCGGATAACATTATTCTGAACTTAGTGCCATTAATGTAAATCTTAGTCCAATGATCTGGAATTTCAGTCATTAACGAGGCTTTTAGATAGGACTCGTTTATCGTTTCATCCGACCCTGTAACGTAACTTAGTATACCTCCATTGTTATCAATTATGCACCTTCTCATCTTACTCTGCACCGGCAACTCCCTATGCAGTTGCATATTCCCCACACGCTTCCCGTCCGGGCTTGACGATGCCATGTCCCACTCTACACCGTAGGCGTACCGTTCCTCGATGTCGGAGATATCCTCCCAAGCTGGAGACCATTCAGTAGAAATATCACCATATTCAAGCTTGATCTTGTGGATGGTACTAGTAGTACTTGATCTGGGAAAAGCATAAACTCTCAAGAAAGTATTAGATGTCTCATCACCATCTGTTGTTTGAGTTCTCCATTTAAATGTTTTGCTAGCCTTTCCATTAACAAAATCTTCAGGTGTATATTTAACAAGTTGATCTCCTCTATCACTTGAGTTAAATAACATAAAATGGTCAAGACCTTCACCTAAATCTCCCCATATAGTACAAGTCACTTCCGCATTTTTTTGGATAGATTCAGTTAACCAATAAGATGCTATAGGATAATTCGAGTTACTAACTTCTTTCCCCGATCCCAGCAACAGGTTCCTCCCGTACACGGGCAGTTTGCGGTAATTGCCGTCGGCCATCAGCGACTTATCCTTGTCCCCCTTGGTCTCCAGCGTTATCGACACGTCCGGATCGTCATTTTTTGCCTTGTCCGGCGTTATGGTTATCTGTCCGTTAGACGGGGTGGAGGTGACAACGGGCTTTAACTTATCAACGTCCGTCCTTAGACCGGTGACCAGATTCCGGATATCCGTATCGTCGTAATTATCCAATCCATCCAACTTACCCTTATCTTCGTCAGTATAATTATTGTCCGTATGGACGTAATTAGCGTCCTTTACGATGTGATCGTCATTTGTTAATTGGGATGTCTTGGTTGGGATCAAAGCCGTTATCTCCGCACGCAAGTCATTGAGAAGACCGGTTAGGGTTTCCTTATCCGTAATACCCTGCAAAAAAAACTCGATCTCATGGAAGGTATCTATAGCGTCGCTCGCTCCATCACCCAATAACGTGTCGATATCCGCCTTGATAGAGGCGATCTCACTCCTGACCCATTCATCATCATAGTTGGATAAGCCGTTGATCTTAGATAACAGCTCATCCGTAAGGTCGTTTGTGCTAAGTCCCTTCCCTTTGATCTTCTCGACAAACCTATCGTCAATCTGTCCGGACGTGTAATAACCTGACAAGATACTCGTGACCTCCGCAAGTATTTGTTTTTTCAAATCCAGCAACACTCCGGCCATATCCTTATCCTCTGTCATACCGGACAAGAACTCCACCACCTCCTGCCATCTGTTGATGACATTGTCCGCGTCCGGATCTCCCGTTATAAACGTGGACAGATCGGAAGCCACTTTCCTTATGGCCGTGTCAAGATCCCCCTCTACCTCCTTCGCCCTGCTGATCTCGGAGGTTAAAGCCTCTCTTAACGCCGTATCATCGTAATTACTCAATCCGTCGAGCTTTTCCAAAAGAGCGTCCGTCAAGTTGTTATCCGTATGCGTGTAATCGGCATCGGTTACGATATTATCAGGCAGAATGGGTATCCCTAACTCCTCTAGGGACTTATCCCCGACCAACTCAACCCCGTTGATCCGTGGTTTATTGGTCATACTTTCATAATCTCCGGTCCCTACGGCAGGAACGGATATATCTCCCGTTAGCTTTACCGTTGTCACCTTGACGCTGCCGCATCCCGTATCTCCACCTACGGAGCACGACCGTGGGATAAGACGGAACGCATCGCAAGCGTCTATGGTGTACATGCCCTCCTTCCCTTTGTTCTCGATAAGGGTCAGCGTATAGACGCCGTTATAATCTTGGTCTTTACCTAAGTAAGTGAATCGTATCACGTTATCCCGGAAGTGGAGGTCTTTTACCGCCATCTTCTTATAGCCATTGGTCATGAAGACGCTAATGTTCTTGCCATCCAAAGACTCGGGCTTACCGTCCCGGAAGATGGTCCATTCTATATTGATGTCGTTTCCTATGCGAATAGCTTCCATATTATTGAATATCAAATGGATCTATAACTTTATACTTAAAAATGGAGGATTCTATCTTGGCCCATATTAGTTTATTTACGACCTTATCGACTCCTAATGTCTCTTCTGATAAGACACATGGCACGTTATTAGTTGTACCGTTATCGATTCTTATTATACACCCTTTGATATCCATAAGAATATGAAGTTCTTGACTCATTTCATCACATGATACATCGTTAGAGGAAAATTGGTGTCCATTAGTTATAATTTTATTAACACCTTTTATTATGCTTCCACTAATAGATGCATTGGATAACGAGCTTTCGCTCTCTATATTCATTTGGCCAAATGAAGTATTTGATGCACCCAATAAACATTTAGAATCAATAATTCCTGTAAAATCGCAATATTTAAAGCCCATGCCTCCTGAACTAGACATAAGCCTTACTTTACTATTGAGAACTTTATTATTTAAGATTTTAGCTCGAGTTCCTATAACTTCTAATGCCGATTTATCTGCTCCTAGAACAACATAGAAATTTGTTTTAAGATCAAATGAGACAAAATTATTCGAAACATTCGATGGATTTGTAGTCGATAAGTCTATAATATTTGATTGTGAGGCAAACCCTGTGCCCGTATTATAAGAGAATAAATAAAAATCAAGACTTCCATTTGAAGATGTTATAAATGGAAAATCCGATCCGTTCATTGTAAAAAGAGCGTTCTTGAAATCGAAGCATACATCGTTATTATACTCATCTATTAATCTCCAGATAAAGCCTTTTCCAGAAGCCGATGCCTCTTTAAAGCGAGAAGTGTCGTTATCCAATGAGTAATAGACAGTCCATAGATCCAGATGGGAGTTTTTGAAATATACATCTCCCTCATGTATCATAGCGGAGGCTTTCTCAGAAAGTTCAGATGAAGACAATGCCTCCACTACGATATCAAATTGATGTCCCGCTGATTTTAACGTGTTAAAGACGGCGTTATAATCCGTTATCCGGTATTTATTCCCTTGAACAAGACCACCACTATCCCTAAGAGCTACTAGCTCCGAGTAGGTTATCTCGATCAAAGCCCCACCGCCTCCAGAACCGGCCAAATCATACTCTTGCCCGTTTACGTTTACTTTTTTAATCGTACTCATAATATCCTTAGTTTTTATTCGATTGTTAATATATCATTCTCTACCCTCACCGACGTATCGGTAATCGTAAGCGTATCATCGGACACGCCTGCCGGAAGATTCCTTGTCAAGACCAGCACGCTACCTATCACGAAAGCCTTGGGTGTCCCGATCATCAATATGTCATTCTCTACCTTCACCGACGGTATTAAGGCTAACAAATCTTGTATTTGCTTGGATTGCTCGTCTATAATTCCCTTGAGCTCTTTATATATATTGTTAACCTTGTTGGTTAATGGTTGTATGGCAGCTTCTATTTGCTCCTTGACACTTCCCCCGTCCAGCCGGGGAATCACCACCGTTCCATCCTCCAATATCGAGAGGGCGTTCTCCCGACTCGACTCGTTGTCGCCTATACCATAAGAGAACAAAACTTTATTACCGTTGATCTCAGAGAGGTTGTAACGTCCGAACGACACCTCATGATCATTGGACACGGAAACATGGTCACCATGGGCAAAAGCGTAACTGGCCCTAACGACAGAGCATGAGTATCCCCCCACATGCGACCATCTGGCATTCCCCCGGATGTAATCATCACCGATATGCGACAGGCAATCTATGACGTTATTCTCTCCTTCCACATGGGCAGCGGTGGCGTAATATATCGTGGAACCATCCACAGACTCACGTACGAGGTTGGATTTTCCCTCTATGTGACATCCCGTATCCCTAGATTGGGGATAGACCGTATTCCAGCATCCCTCTATATGGATCACGTGGTCTATCTGAGCAGCCCCATGCGCGGTTACGGAGGCCCCCGATACATTTCCACGACCTTCCACGTGTACACAATTGTTTAAAACGACATTATTAACTCCCTCTACATGGTTTCTTTCCCCAAAGGAAGCATGTATATAATAATCATTAAACAAGTCCTCACTTACGATAATTTCTTTCCCCCATGCGAGGCCATATGTATCCCATATCGTCCTGATCAAATCCTCTTCGTTGAGAATTTTTTTCCCCCCTTCAACGGGCGGCACGTAAGATCCATTCTCTATACGAGCGGCCAGTCCCTCGACATGCGACAGCCCTCCCCAAGCGATCCCGTTCATCCCTTCCACATGCCCTTGTGGTCCCAAGCACCACGTCTCCCTCCCCTCGGCATGGGCATCGGCGGCGAAAACATTCGTCTTATGCCCCTCGGCGTGAGATCTAGGACCGGTAGCATTCGTATTCATGCCCTCGGCGTGGGCGTAGGCTCCGGCTGCCTTGTTATTCTCGTAATCGTTGAATATCTCGGCGTTCTTGTAACCGGGGTAGTTTCGTCCTACGCCGTTCCCTCCCTCGGATGTGATTTCTATATCACCCTCCCCCAATATGGATTCACCGTTAACCGTCTTGAAAGAGGTGCTTGAGGGTAATGCCCCGACCTCATCGGCCGTATATAATGGTTTAGTGGATGACATTATCCATTCTGGCTTATTAAGGACATTGGTCCAGTCTATACTGGCGGGACCTCCAGAAGTCCCGTCCTTACCTCGTGGGATACCTAGATTTATCACGTACAATGGGTTTCCCTCACTATCAACCCCGGTTCTCTCGATATCGCCTGTGGCATCGCTACCCGCGGATAGGGTGATGACTCTCACGTCTTCCAATACTGGGGTCTTCCCTGCCAGACCCTCCTCCGGAATATCCGCTATCTTGTCAAGCAAGACGTTTATCTTATCTGTTGTCTTGTTAATGATTCCCATATCACACCTCCTTCAACGATATACCCGTTATTGTTATAGTGGACAATTTTTCTGGAAAGAACGCCATTACCACGGCGTCGCTTACCGTACTATCTCTTTTGAAAGGCGTTATATCCACTGTAAAGGTCTCCACAGATGTCGTTATCTGCTCGCTATAGATTAAATCTCCCGAGGAAATGTCGTTGAACTCACCACCGGGATCTATAGAACCTATGCCCGCCAAGAAAGTGACCGTATCGGAAGATGACTTGGCCGTGATACTTAGCCTGTATATATGCCCATTCGACAGCTTGCTCCCGAGATATCCCTTGTTGAACAGCACCCATCCTTGATTGCCGGGCGAGGACATGACTATCATCCTGCCGCCGGACGTAGAAGCCATCAAAGTATCCGTCCCCGTCTTCAGCACGCTCGTATATGTATCCGATGTCAATGAAACTCCAAGCAATATCTCGTCACCCGTTATAATAGCCTTCTCGAAATTAGCGGTCAAGGTCTTATTAGCGTCCCAAGTGACGTTGTGGGTCTGGTTCCCCCCATCGCTCCAGCTGACAAAGCGGTAACCGGAGGCGGGGGTAGCGGATACCGCGCGTACCGTCCCCTCGTCGGCGGCACCTCCTCCGGACACGGTACCGCCCTGTTGCGGGTTGGCTATCAGGGTCACCGTATATCGGGTCACCTGTATCTTGGTGAAATACGCGGTTATCCCCTTGCCTGAGACATCCCATGTAACCAAATGGCGTTGGGCGCCACCATCGCTCCATCTGGAGAACTCATACCCATCGTTGGGTATAGCCTCCACGTACTCCTGCTCTCCCTCGTATTTGAAAAGCATAGATCCCGGTGTAGGGATCGTCGTACCTCCCTCCTGCGGAGACACGTAGATCCCAACCGTTATCAAGGAGGTTTCTCCAGTGGTCACATACAAGGTCCCGTCACTTTTCTTTCTCACGTCTCCCCCCCCAATGTCACTGGGATTAAGAGTCAAGAAATTATTTCCTGAGCCGAAACCGAACACAAGTTTCTCCGGGGAGACAAACACGCTCTTATCCCCCTTGTGCATATTCAGCTCTGGCATACCCGTATTCTGGTTCACGGCGAAACGCATGATCTCTTCCCCGTTATAGGCGATCCTCAAATAACCGTTAGAGATGACAAGCTCCGTCTTAGTACCAAGGGAGTGAAAGATGCCGTTCATGTCCACGGAGCCATCGGTCTTAACTATGAACTTATCATTTACGTTCAAGTTACTTGTTTTTATCGCCTTGGCTATAACGAGAGAAGTGATGAGCAAGTCCGTATCTATCAACTGGGTATTGATAGATGCCCCGTTTATGAGGGTCTTGCCCTTCGCCGCTTGTTCCTTCATCGAGGCGTAATCCGCGTATCCCAATTGTTTGGCCATCTCGTTTTTGTCCGCCTCGGTAATCGTCTCGATATCGGAGATAAAAACATCGGAGGCCTCATTGACCGCCTCCTCCTTGATCTTCTGTTGAATCGCCTTGTTTGCGTTCTCTATGGCCGTGGCAAGTGAGGCATAGGCGCTGTTGAACGCGGAGAACTTACTATCGACAATCTCCTTCTCGGTTATTGTCGTCTTACCGTCCGAAATGGCCGTCTGTATAGATGCCAACAGATTATCCACCGCTCCCATGAACGTCACCTTGGCGTTCAATAAATCCGTTTTTGGGGTACCTGAAAGGAAAGGGTTGGTATATAACGTGTTGTAGGTTGATTCCACCTCTTTCTTAGTAGCGTTCACCGTATTGGTGTACTTTCCTATGGCCACCGCCTCCGATCTGGAGATAATCCCGTCCTCGAACGCCTCGTCCGTGAAGTCCTTCAAGCCCAAGACATCGCTCTTGGCGGTATTGGCGCTATCCATCGCGCTCGTAGCGTTCTTGTTAGCCTCATTCGCGGCTTTCTGGGCGTTATCCGAGTATGACTTAAGATTATCCTGTATTTTTTTGTTGGCGTTCTCCACGGCGGAATAAAAATTACCGCAAGCGGTATTGAACGCCGTGTATTTATCGTTTATGCCGGCTATCTCCTCTTCCGTGGCCTTCTTGTCCGCTATGGCCTTGTTTACGGCGTCGATCAGGCTATCTATGGAAGAGAACAGGGTTTCCTTGGCCTCTTCCAAGGAGACAAGCTCTGCCCCGTCAAGATAAGGATTGATCCTCAACTCATTATATGTAGCCAATGACGATGCCTTCTCGTTGTTTACGATATCTATATAGCGGGCGATATCCTTGGTCTCCGCCTCCGATATGATTCCATCGGCGAAGGTGTTATCAACGTAATACTTGAAATCATCCACCGAGCCTTGCACTCCCTCGATAGCCTCTTGGGCGGCGGAGGCGGCTTCTTGGGCATTCTTGATGGAATTATTTATGCCTTCCATGTCCGGCTTGTCTGTCAAGTTCTCGAAGCCGGCAGACCCCGGTTTTATGACTACCTTGCCCGTGAATACGTTCTTGTCGGCGTTCGGGGAAATGACCGTCACTTCCTTATTCAACATCGAGTAAGAGTTGATACCGGAATACAGCTTGAAGCACGGAGCGTCATCGTCGTAGGAGGATAGATAAACTACATGCTGACGATTGGTATCCGTCTTGTTGCCTATCGTGACGATCGTATCACCCGCCTTCGGGACCATGCTGCCGGGGTCACAATCATCCATCGACAAGTCTATATAATCACCCCCCAAGCCTACGACCCTGCGCCAGTAATACTGGTTACGGACATTATGGGATATCCCGGTCTTCACGTTAAACTCTCGGCATTGGACCATGTCATCGATAGCGAACTCATTTACGATCTCCCTCTCCCCGTCGGTCTGCCGGAAATAACACCTGTACACGTTGGTGGTGGCACGAGCCGATCCCCCCAAGGAGTATAACCGGCTATTCTCGGTGTCATATAAGGGATCGCCGTTAAAGTCATATAAGGCATCCAGCTCTACCGATACCTCCTCCACCCTAATGCACTCCATGCTCGCCGGAGATAATACGATACGCCCTCCCACGTGAGAGAGGTGCTTGATCTCCAACGTGTCGAAATAGGCCTTGAGACGGATGTAGATCTCGTCCGCCTCTATATATGATTTACCGGTCTTTGGGTCCCTTTTCACGAGGAACCCCGTGCCGAAAGGACCGGCGGCAAAATCCTGAGACTCGATATTATCAGATATCAATCCTCCGAGGAGCTTGATAAGATATTTGGTCTGGTCCGGCTTGTCCTTGCGCAAGAATGTCGCCAACGAGCGAAGGGCGGAGAATACGTTGCTGTCGCTTGCCGGGGTGGAGTCATTGGTACGGATAACGTATACGCCGCTTCCCCCTGAACCGGTATATGTCTGTCCTTTATAAGTCAAGGAATCAACCTTGTCCTCCAATTCACCAAGCCGGCTGTATTGAGTGCTCTCGCCTATAGTATATACAGGAGAATCATAAGGGATATCAAGGCTCATCTCCCAGCCTATAACACGACTGATACGCCCTTCCGACGAGAAGAAAGCGGGATTGACCATCCGCATCCTCTGCCCCACGTCGTAAGTCCGGTTGATCTGGTCTTGATAGACCCATTCCGAGTCCAACGTAGTCGGGTACGTGCCATCGTCAATACTGGTTCTCTTTATATATTCTTTACCCTTGGCCAGAAGCTCCGCCTCCGCCTCCGGTATATATTGGTCGGACACTAATTGTATATTGAATCCGGAAAGTATATATTTATCGCCGTTCTCCGGACGGATCACATCGTCTGGTAACAAGCGGCCATAATCCTCGTTAGCGACGATCTCCCATAATTGCTCGACGGGTTCCGATCCCTCGGGATTAAAAGTGACTCCGAAAGTCATGCCATTAAGTCTCCCGGATTGGAACGTGACCTTCAATTTCTCGCCCTCTATGATATATTCATCCTTGAACACCAATCCGGTATCCTTGTATTGATAAGCCTTGAAAGTCCCCGTCACCTCTCCGTCCGTCTCTATGTTCCTGTCCACGGTCTTAACATCCGACAACGTACCTATCCGTCTGGGATAGATATCGTCAAATACCACCACGTCCTCCACGGCCTCGGCGTTGGTCATGCCGGGATAGGCATCTATATACGGTGTCCCAGATGGGAGCATGAGCCGCTTTTGCACGACACCGTTGACTACGGTCTGCTCATCTACCGGACGATAGTTGGCAGGGATGTTTCTGGTACCTCCGAACACGTATATACGTGTCGCGTAAGTACCCTTGCTATCGTTACGGGTCATGGAGGAAGCCTCCACGCCCAACTCTATCTTGACGGCGTCACCGAACTCGCATCGTCCGAAATGGATAATATTCTCGGTTATCCAGCAGTCGCAATTCCACTTGTCCTCGGCGGCCATCGAGAAAAGGGCGTCCAAAAGGTGGATATTGTCATAAGACATCAACACGGCCTTGTTCTCGACCGTGTTGTCTATATCAAAGTCATAATCGACGCCGTTATACGTATATCCGTTAGCTTTAAGGTTACGCAGGAACACGCCCAGTTGCGTGTCAAGAGTGGCGGTAAGGTTCCATCCTGCCTCCTGTCCATGATTTTCCGGGGTATACTTGAATATCTTCGTGTTCCACTCATAATAATAAGCGTCCAACCTTAACTCATAATCATATTTTCCCGGCACCACATTGGGCTTCTGCAAGGATAGGTATTTATATACCTTGGACAACTTACCTCCTAAAGCGTCATCGAGTACCCCTCTCATGTCCACATAGTCGCCCGGCTTGAAATCAATAGGCGTTTCAACGCTAAAAGGAAGGGTTATATAGTCCTCCTTCATCAAGGTGAATCTCCCCTTTGCGCCCCTGTTTATAGGGGTAGAGAAACGAGTATTGCCCGATATGTCCTTAATCTCGATCATGAACTCAAAGTTCACGCATATAAGGGGGATGGCAAAAAATCAAGCGGACCTAAAAAAAACAATGGCGGGATTGTTGTAATTTTGTTGTAAGAGGAAATAAAAAAGCCCGAACCGAAAGGACGGAACGGGCTTAAGCTTAAGATACAGTGTTGAAATATTTATTTTTAATCACTTAATCACTTCCTTATATACTGGATTATCAAAATCTATATCCGAAACACTAAGACCTAACGATTTCAAATAAATAGAATATCGCTGATTTATCTCATTTATCCCATTATTTCTATATTCTGGATTAGTGCTAATAACAACATTTTTAAAGGATAAGCTATTTACTATATTATTAAATAGCAGCAACTTTGCCTCATCCTTTCTTCCTGCCGCAATCATTATACAAAAACGACGTTTCCAATCTACAACATCTTTTCTGCTTACATATTCTGACAACATGCTTTTAACTTGAGATACCTCATTCGTGGTCTTCCAAATTTTAAAGAAAAGAATAATTTGCAATACTCCAAATACAATAATTACAATCGCAACAAATAAAGTAATACTTTCCATGTTATTATGTTTAGATGTTAATAATGACACAAATCTAGCAACAATATTTAACAGGACAATATATTTATGGGAAAAACATCAATAAAGATTATAAAAAAAGACCGCCTTTCAGCGATCCGTCACCTTATCATGGTATTATTTACTCATCCTTACCATTTTCCATCGATAATGTTAAATCATTTCTTTTTCCCGAACAGCTCGGAGTGGCTTCCGATCCTGACAATTTCCACTATGTCAGACACCGCATCTATCCAAATAAGAAGAAAGTCGTTGCCTACATGACACTCCATACAGTTCTTGTAATTGCCTATCAACTCATGGGGCTTGTACTTGCTTGGAATGGATTCCCCTTTCTTTAGCTTGTCCAAGACTTCAAACAAGGCTTCCATCAGCTTGATGTTGCTGCGGTACTTCTTTAAGTCTTTCTTTGCCTTCGTACTGTAATGGATCGTTTTCATTCTATCTCGTCCAATGATTTCATGAAGGCATCAAAACTGCTTACGTCTATCGTCCCGGCATACTTTCCAGAACGAGCCTCGTTTATCGCCTCTATCGTTTCCTCGTTTGGCTCGGAGTATACAGCGTCCATCAAGGTGCTCTCTACGAAATTATTCAGGCTCCTGTTCGCTTTCTTGGCTTGTTCCTGCAATATTTGCAACAAGTCCTCACGTAAACGGAACGAGGTTTGCTTTCTTATTACTGCTTCCATATTACTTATGTATTATATTGTATCGCAAAGGTAATGTATTGTATGCTACGTTATAATGCATTCATATTTGCACTTGTATATTCAGTTTACCTCCAAGTCCCTTGGTTACAATGTCGTACAACGTAGCAAGAGTTAGGTTTTTCCCCTCGCTCTCTACTTTAGAGATAAAAGAACGTTCTTTACCGATCTTCTCGGCCAACTGGCTTTGTGTCATTTTCCTTGCTTCACGTGCATTTCTTATTTGAAGCCCAACCCTTAGATTGGAAAGCTCGGTTTCAATGTTATCACGACGCAAAGTTCCTATTTCTCCGTAGACCTCTTTTTTAATATCGTCAAATGTGTAAGTCTCCATATCATTTCCCTTCTTTTTCGTTGAAATATTCTCTCATAAGTCTCATCGCTCTATCTATTTCGTTCTTTGGGGTCTTTTGTGTCTTCTTTTGGAACCCACTCAAGAGTACAACTAATTTGTCCCCGTCGAAAAAGCAAAATACACGTACTATATCACTGGCTAATTTAACCCTGATCTCATAAAGCCCTTTCGTTCCCTCAATATGTTTCAGATATTTATCAGGAACCCTTTGCAACGTTTCAACATATTGTATGGTCTTAATAACCTTGTCTTGCATCTTGTCGGGCAGGGACTTTACAAAATCAATGAAATAGTACTTATATGCTATTACGCTTCGTATTTTCATGTCGCAAATGTAACTTATAATTCACATACCGACAAATATTTCATGATTTTTATTTTGAGATCATTGAAGATAACATCATTCCACCTTAATCTTCAATGGATGCCCGCAATTAGGGCATTTATATCCACCATCAATCTCTTTTTGTACTTCGGAGGGGGAAACAAACAATTGCCAAAAAGGAACGTTTAAGGCTGTGGCAATCGCATTCAGTGTATTTGCTGATGCTTCCTGTTTTCCATTGATGATATTATACAAACTTACACTTGACAAACCTATAACAGATGATAATTCTTTAGCTGTCAATCCTTTTTCTGAAAGAATGTCTTTAATTCTATTTTCCATAAGCCAATACTTTATATGATTACACCGCAAATATAATGCGATTCTTTTTATTTGCAGCTATTGCATAAAGAATAACATTACTAAATAGTGTTAAATGTAATGTAATTCTTTATTTGATTATTGTTACATATAAAGTATTGCATTATATTTGCATCGTCAAAATAAAACAACAGTACAATGGAAACACAGAAATACAACAAGAGTGAGATCATGAAAGACGCATGGAGATTATTCAGACTTTACCGAAAATTCTCTTGGTCTTTTGGCAAGTGCCTTTCTATAGCATGGGATAATGCCAAGATAGAGATAAAAAATAATGAGGCCAAGGCCAAGGCCAAGAGATTGGCAGAGGAAGAAGCTAGACGCATCGAGTATCGCAAGCATGTTGTCTTATCTCATGTAGGTATGGACAGCCTTTACGGTAACAGGGTTTATTCGGGTGATTGATATACATTAATAATATAAGGAATATGGAAACGATAGAAGTATTGAAGAACGTACAAAGGATTGCGTTGGAGTGTATGATCGGAAAGAAACCGGTACATATAAACGTTGGCGTTATGCCGGAGACGGGCGGTTTATGCGTCACCGTACAAGACAGGTCTCACGATGTGGTCTACATGGAGATATTCAATGACTGGATGCCGGATCACAAGGAATGGAATAAAAAGACCTACGATAGATTCATGAGCGTAATTAGCGACATGACTTGCAGGCTTGCGGGATAACTCGAACGACGGGGAGAGGATCGGAAGTAGATGTCCCTCCGGTAATACGGCCGGAGGGATTTTACAACAATAGCTCCATTGTGGTTTTTCGAGCCTTGAAAAAATAGGCCACGGATTTTGTCATATATAATTTTGTGATATGAAAATGATCGCTCATGTGACGGTAGCGAAAGAAGATATTTAAGGGCATTGATTCCAGTTGCAGACCGTCACAATAGGCAACTTCAATCTTTGCCCTTCGCTTTTTACCTTGTCAAGCGAGACTGGTAATAAGCAGGTAGGACGGCATACACCGGGGTTCAAGTCCCCGGCTACCACTTCGGTCAAAATAAAATCCTCAAAGGTAGTGCTTGACCGAGCTACCAATGAGGATAGTATTAATCCTTTAACGGGACAAAGTTATGAAAAATAAAAATGAATTAGCAAAATATGATGCTAATATTTTAGAAAAAATCGGTAGAGACGAGGACAAGTTTTCTCTGAACGACTTGTGGATATTGGCAGGAAGCCCACAAAATAAAGATCCTAGACAATGGCAAAGACTTCCTCAAGCAGAAGAATATTTAAAGTCTGTAAGTAAGATTTTAAATGTGGGATTTTCACACATTATAAAATCCAAGAGAGGTAAAGGTGGTGGTACTTACGGTATTAAGCACGTAGTTCTTGAATACGCTCAATATCTAGATAGTCGTAAAGCCGACTTTGCGGATGCCGCCTTGAAAAAAATACGATTTTCGTTTGGTGATATAAAAAGTTTACGTAGCTTTGCAGTGCTACAGATTATTATTTATTACGCCCAAGGCATTTTTTATGCCCTAGAAGCATCTATATTAAAAATATATAGAGAAGTTGTATCCGTGTATCATAGCCTTTGGCGAATGATAGTCTGTAGCAAGATTGGATATGACTTCTCTTTTTTTATTAATAACAAATAATTTCATTTCATGCTACAGACAAATGAAAACTATTTGAACGGGAATAATAGTACCGTACAAGTAACGTTAGCTCACGACACGAGCAAGACTTTCTCTTATAATGGGAACGATGTTCTTTTTGACATCAAAGATGATGTTATGGTTAACGCTACACAACTCGCTAAAATATACGGGAAGCGTCCTAATGATTATTTGTCTTTACCTACTACAAATCAATTAATTAATGCAATTACAAGAAAATATGGTATTTCTGAAAATCAATTAGTTATATCAAAGGCAGGTTCATCACATAACGGAGGGGGTACTTGGATGCACAGATTAATAGTAGTCGATTTTTGCCAATGGTTAGACATTGATTTAAAATTATGGTGTACTGAGAAACTTGACGAATTAATGCGATACGGCATGACTGCCACACAGCCTACTTTGGAGCAAATGATTAATAACCCAGACCTTGTTATCAGTCTTGCCACACAACTAAAGAATGAGCGTGAGGAAAAGCAACGCTTGGAATTAAAAAATAAGCATCTCGAAAAAAAGACTGCCGAACAAGAACCTTATGTATCATTCGCTAAAACAGCCTTCACCACCGACGACAAAGTTGATATCGGGATGGCCGCAAAAATCCTAAAGCTGGGATTCGGGCGCAATACCCTGTTCCAAAAGCTAAGGCAGGTAGGCGTATTCTTCTCTAACCGGAACGAGCCGAAGCAACGGTTTGTCAATGCCGGGTATTTCGAGATGAAGGAAAAATTCATCGAGCGTAATAACCATCCGGGGTTCGTTGTCACGAAGATACTTGTCACTCAAAAAGGTTTGGCTTATATCAATCACCTGTTTGGAGGAAGTCCATCTGACGGGAAGATAGTGGTTATAGAATAACTGTATATACATACCAAATTAAAAGGTACGATATAAGGCGTACAGCCAAAACTTTAACTTATTGTGAAGTAAAAGCAAATGATAAAAGACTAATGATTGATTGAATATGAAAGACATAAACACGATACTAAACGAAATGCTTTTAACGTCCCAAAGGGACAAGAAGGCGATGGAGCGATTCAACCGGCAATCCTTGAAAATGGAGAGGCTTATCGACGAGCTGGAGAGGGCTTGCGGATTTAGCGGCACCAAGCCCAAGCCACATATGACCGTGTCGGTATACAACAACGGGAGGTCAAAGCCGGGAAGATTCGACCTCCGATCTTTAAATACGCATCTTTTAGCGCAATAGGACGAAGAGCCGTCTAGCCAATAAGGGGCGGACGGCTCTTCACTTATCCCCTTGACGTTGGGTCAGGTTCCTCGAACTTAACGGATAGCCTACTATTCAACCTGTTCCGATCCAAGGCGAAGCTTGATGATCTCTTATGGACAAGGGTAAATGTCATATCAAGATCCGGAACACGCAATACGACCTTGCCTTGTTGAAGGACAGCCACGAACGCCTTATAATTCAGCATATATTCCTCTTGCGTATCCCCGTGTATGTTGAACGTAAGGGTAAGATCCCGGCTAGCCACCTTGGGATTATTGAACACGACCCTCTTCCCGTTTTCCAACCGGCTCTCGTTCTCTATGAAATCCTTGTTTCCCGCTGGGGTTAGCAAGGTCTGGATAAAACCCTCTCCCATGGCGACACGATACGTGCCCCATGCGTCATTCCCGTTAATAAATAGATCCCCTAACATAATATCCTTGCCGTTCCGTCGTTAATAATCTCCACCTCGCATCCCCCGATATTGACAAGCAATATCACGGAGTAGTTCCCGGCCTCTATCTTGGCCTTGCCCCCGTGCATCAAGATCACCTTATGCACCCTCGTGTTATCGTCATAACTCAAATACGCCACGGTATTACCTATCACACCTACGTTTGTTTTATTGTGAAGCTCAATTAGATCACGATCCACGTATATCCCGTAGGGAGCTATGTTTTTAGCCATGCCTCTAAATAAATCCAACGAAGGATAATTATTCTCCTCGCAAAACTCCCGCCCTTGCGGGGAAAAAAACAGCCAACATAGGCTCTTCCAGTCAGTGGCCTTGCCAGATTCACTGCAAGCCCCTAGCGAAATAGCCCGTCTCGTTATATCTCCAACATTCATACTACATGTTTTTAGTGTTAGTCTCTATACTAGTCAATTTATCCACCGCTTTTTTCAATTGTATCACGGTATTGGCGGTATTATCATTGATCTGCTGTAACTCTATATAGATACTGGCGATCATCGTCCTAGTCTCATCCGCCACGTCATACAACGAGGCTATCTTTACAGATATCACGTCCATACTGGCCTTTATATACAAGAGGCTCAAGAATTGCTCGGAGCCTTGCAGGAACAACAGTATCTCCTCCCCTGTCATTTGCAGGGCGGTGAAACGGCCATTTAACTCATCGGCGCTATCTTGAGACATCTTCTCGAAACCTCCGGATGTAGCGGTCTGCTCATATTTATCATTCTTATCCTCTTGGAAATACTTGCTTGACGTATCGAAGACCTTCTGGGCCTCAGCGTCCATTTTTTCCTTCAACTTGTTCAACTCCGCTTCTTCCCAAGGCGAAACGATACCATCGGACATATAATCGGCCAGTTTCTTCATGAATTCCTCTACGGAAGGGGATAATTTCTTCTTCAAGAACTCAATGATAGCCATCTTGATCAAATTTTGGACAATCTTAGTCGAAGCCTCTGCCGCATTAGTTCCTGTAGCCCACGCCTCCGAATACGCTTGGGCGAACTCGTCAATAGCGGACATGACATCGGTTCCTGTTATAGCCTCTACAGCTTTCTCCTTATTGTCCTCCAATTGAGCGTTGATATCCTCCAATTGCTTTTGCCAATCCTTGATCCGGTCATCGTCGGTCTTTTTCTTGTTTCTTTCCTCCTCGATCTGTTGTTGGATGATCACTTTTTGCTGCTCTAGCAATTTATTTTGCTGGTTTATGAGCTTAGAAGCGTCCGTAGAATAAGCCTTTTCTATGGAACGGCCTAGTTTCTCATACGAGGCATCCAACACATCGATCTGGTCTTGTAATCTCTGTATACGTTTCTCGTTCTTTTTGTCATGGACCTTAGCGATAGAGGACGCTAGAGAGGTCACTACCCCAATAGCAGCACCAGCGGATGCCCCTATAGGGCCAAACATCGCACCCGCTTGCGCACCCTGCATAGCGGAATTTACAGCGTCCATTGCCATATTTAAACCTTCCGCTATGTCATTAAAAGCACCTCCGAACGAATCACCAAGTTTTCCAAAGGTATTTGACAAGAATTGAACAGAGGTCATAACTTCATTTACACCCTCATTAATGAGCTGTAATGATTCCGTCAGTTTTTTGGGGTCGTCACCAGCAGCAAAGAATCGCCTCACTCCTTCTGTCACCTTGTCAAAAGCGGGTCGCAACTCATCGACCTTCTCGTTGGTGCTCTCAACGCTTTTCCCTGCCCTATCCATTATTTCAGGCATATCAGACCAAAGATCGAATTGTTCCTGCGTTATACCTAATCCCTTGCCTTTTGATTCATCCCATTCTCCGGACTTAAGAAACTCCAAGGCCTCTTTTCCCTTGGTGGATATCTCTATCAACTCCTTTAGAGTCTTGTCCTTCATGTCTCCAAAAAGAGCGATTATGGCATTGGCGGTATTGCCACTTTTTATCTCAAGGTCGGAAAGCTGCTTATCCCATTCCTTCTCGAGTATCAATTTCTCCCCCTCGGTCTCGGCAAACGCTATTTTTTGCCCGTACTCGGCGGCGAGTGCCATTTTTTTGTCTTGATAAGTGCCATATTCCTTAAGATAATCATTCATGGCTTTACGTTGAGCCTCGATCTGCTCGTTCTCTACTTCTTGCGTGGACCGCATACGGGTAGCCTGAGCCTGCGTAATGGCTGTTTTTATTTCAACCGTTTGTTCTTGCGTGAGTTTTCCCCCTTGAGCCTCACGCCACTCTTTCTCCCTCTTACGGATAGCCTCTATTTCACGATCGTAATCATATTCTATTTGGGCGATACGCTTATCGGAGCCTTCTTCCATAAGATTTATCCTAGATTGCTGGTTCTTATTCTGGAGATCAAGTAATTGCTGATTAATACGCTCTTGTATTTCTTTTTGTTTTTCAGCCTCTTTCTTTTGTCTTTCTGTTTCTTGTTGAGCTTTTTTAAGTCTATCTTCTTCGTATTTATCGTACTTTTCAATGCCTGAACTAGAAAGAAGATCATCAGCCGCCTGTTCTTTTGCCTTACCAAGTTCAAAATAAGCGTCCGCATTCCGCTTTAAGGCTTGTGCGTCTCTATCTACAGCTTCCGCTTCATGATCAAAACTTTTTGCCCTATCTTCTACTAATTGTTGATGAGATTTTATATTACCAAAACGAGTATCTTGTATAACCCCGGTTGCGTCAATTTCCTGTTTTTTACGAGTTTCACTTGCTTTTTCTCTAATTTTATCTGCCTCTATTTCTTTTTGGATAGCCTTTTTATATTCTTCGGCAGCTAAATCTTGAGCGGCAGTAGCTTGAGCACGCAATTTCAATGAGTTTATGAAATTATCTGTATTATCCACAAACAAATTCTCAGCGTCTCTTACAGACTTAATCGAAACCCCCATCGAATCAAACGCATCTTTATTCTTCTCAATAAATTTCTGCTGTTCTTGCAAATTACCTGCAAGTTCTTTCCACTGTCTTTGATATGACTTAAACTGAATAATCAACTTGCTTAATTCTCCGGAATTTTTAGAAAAAGATTGGTTTAGCTCATCTTGTAGCTGCTTTGTATTTTTTATAGCCTCGCCTGCTCCAAATAATTTTTTCGTCCATTCGATAATATCCTTCCCATAGACAGATAAAAGCGTTATCGCCGCAACCAAGGCCGTTTGCCAACTGAAAATAGATGTTATCAACTGCTTCCAGACAGGAGCCACTTTTGCCACGTCATTATTTCCTGCCGCTACAGCCATCTTGAACGCCTTATACTCCGCAGCGGCTTTCTTCAGCTCATCGGCAAGCATCGGCAAGTTATTGGATATAGCCAAAAAGAATGTATTCCAGCCAACAGCAAGGGAAGGCAACTCCCTTGCGACCTGTTGAACCGACACGCTCAATCCGTTCCAACTACTGGCGTAATTGCCGACGTTCCGTTGATATCGTCCGGTAGCTTGCTCCGCCGAACTAATCTCCGTATTCAAGGCCTGTATCTGTTTTTGCAGGTTAGTCCCTACGGTCGCTTTCCTATCCGTAGCGGAAAGGCGGTCATACTCGGCATTAAGCAACGACAATTGCTTTCTCAACGCTACAAGGGAATCCGAGGCAGCTCTCTCGATCTTGATATTGTCCGAATATTCCTTCCTTAGCCTCTTCAGGGCCTCGTTCTCTAAAGCGTGCTGCCGGGTCTTCTCCTTCAGGTCGGTTAACATATTAGATCCCTTCTGGGAATTTTTATCCGCATCCGAGAGAGACAAGTAAGACTTATTGAGCTTTTTGATCTCGTCACTTAGGCCTTTAACCTTCAGTTGTTGCTCGACAAACACATCGGTAGCGTTATTCAATTCTTCTGTTATCTGACGAGCCCCATCAATAATACCATTAGAGACCTTAAGCTGCTCTATTACCCTTTGATAATTCTGCATCTGCTGCTCATAGTCCTTTAGTTTCCGTGTCGCCTCCTCGTATTTCCGGTTTAAATCGTCAAATCCCTTGGTATCTGTAGATACATCGAAATCCTTCAAGGCGGATTTCAACTCCTCCACCTCCTTTCGAAGATTTATAAGTTTCTGTAGATCGGCATCGACCTCGAAATTTAGTTTTGCCATTAATCACCCTCCTTTCCCTTTCGGTTCAACAAATCACGCCCGGTTCTCTCCACAATCAAATCACCGGTAACGCTATGCAATATATCCTTCTGCATGATCAGAAGGTTTCGATAAGGTATTTTATAAACCACGTCCTCATAAGACAATCCCAACGATTCCATGAACGTGGCCACTTGTCCTAGCATGGTCTCATTACCTGTCACTTTGGTGTCGCCGCCATTCTTGCCACGCTCTCGGCTAAGGCGGCACAGACGAAAAAATCCTCCGCGGATATGAATTTAACGACAGTCTCCAACGCCTCCCTTAGCTCATGGAGGGTAGCCCCATCGATCTCCTTGTACATATCAGCGCTTCCTAAAACGAACACAGACAATCCCTTTAATATATTTTCCAGATCGTTCCTCACCTTTTCAAGATCCTCCTTGCCCGATGTTGTCTTATCAATAAGAGATAGGTATTGTATACCTTTGCAAATCGTCGCTATTGTAGGAGGACTTACCTTATACGCCTTCCCCCCTAGGACCACGACCTTGAAATCCTCACCTAGGACAGCGTCAGCCACTAAACTAGCACCCTTGTTCATGTCACGTAAAAAAATTAGAATTAAACAAAAACGGGGACGAACGGAAAATACCGCCGTCCCCGTTCCTATAAGACATATTACATTCAATCCTTCAAGGATTTTCCTTCCACGTCAAACCAATACTCTGAAGCTATTGTCGTGGATGATTTCAGCGGGGTGGCGGACATCGACAAACCAACGGCCCCATCCGTGGAAGCCCCACGACCCACAAGATTCGCCTTAGGGAAAATGATAGCCACGTCATCATTGGTAATAGCGACGATACATTTATATCGTTGCTCGCCGGCGTTGCCACGTTCCCATCCCTTATCCGTATCCAAGGGTTTACCGCCCATAAGCTCGGCCTTGGTAGCGAAGTCATATGCCCCGATCACCCAATTCAAGCTCTGTGATCCTGCCTCAAACGATGACCGATATGTCTGGCCGGTCAACTCATCCTTGTATTCTGTTAACGTACCGTCCTCCTCGGTATATTCATAAGTCCCTTGATGGACGATTTGAACATCCTTGAAAGCCGTAAATAACGTCTCCAAGCTCTCGTATGTGGGTGCAGCAACCAGAGGCTCCCCATAAAGTATCCTTTTTACGCCTATAGCAGAAATTGTTCTTCCCATATTACAATACTATTACATTTAAAACTTTAAATAATACTCTCACATTAACGTAGTGACATTTAAGATCCCTGTTAACCTCAATTCTAGTAGTGTCTACCTCGTAGGTATAAGGAGTGCCATCAAACACCGAGGTGTCCTTGAACACCTCCATGGACATACGTTCCAGCTTATTCATCCTGTCCAAATCAGGCGTTCCTTTCTCGTCCAGATCAGGGACGGCTATATTGACATGAACGAATCCCACCTTCCATGTAATTCCCGGCTCCGAGGAATTCGAGTGTACGGTAACCCTCTCCTCCTCAAGCTTACCTGTAGGCGTATCATCCTCCTTGTACACCCCGGTAACACCAAGTTCCAAGGCTTTCTTATATAAGATTGTCTGTATGTCCGTGCTTACTATCATTGTAACATAGCTATTACTTTAGCCTCGGCAGTATCTATCACGTTTAGCTTATGGATATCATTCACATAGCTAGCGTAATCCATTCCCGCCACGACAATCAATGTCACTCCCTTTGTATGCTTAGAAGCCAGATCCCTAGCGTAACTAAGCCCTTGCCTGCTCCCCTCGCTTCCATCCCCGGACTTTCCTTTAGCCCAGAACTGGACCGTCTTTTGGGATCTGGTCGTGAAAAAAACCTTCTCATAATTTTCCCCACGTCCATCTATCCTCTTAAACCCGCCTTCCTTTACGATCTTACCGTCCATTGATATGACATATCCCAATGAACTCCTCAAGTTTCCGGTAATATTGTTATATTTACCTTCTTGAACGGCGGTCTCATAAGCGGATTGCCCTAGTTGGGCAAGAAAGGCAAACACCTCACGATAGATCTCCAAGATGAAATCATCCACATCGGACAAATCATAACTTAACTTTATTATTCCAGCCATATTTGCCCGTAATTTAGATAATCCGTTAGCATCGGGTTGATAACAACGCCACTACCACGAATACTCCCATCTTGGTTCAATACTCTCACGATATCCCCGGCATCAATCTTGATCTTATCTGTCACGACACGATATTTGTAATCAAAGGCTACGCCATTTACCGTATATACCCGATCGGCGCTCTTATCATAGCATTTACATCGTCCCAATCTCTCCCAGAACTCACCACCTGTTCCCGGAACAGGATTGCCATTGTCATCGTGATCATACTCCTTGACAACCTTTCGTTCTAATATGTGAGGAGCGTAATACATATCAATAATCCATATAAGATGAGACTACCCCAAGACCGGAAGACACATCCGGGCTAACACCGTTCCGTTCGCACAGGAACAAATAATACCGCCGGAGGCCGTCCTTGTCCCAAGAGACAGAGAAGCCGCTCTCATTGACGCTATCAGGGCTCAATAGCAGCGACGGGATGATCTCTATCATCCCTGTCTCCACCTTGCCTATGGATTCACTAGACATCTCATCGTCCGGGGATAGCCCCGATTTGATGCTGAAATCCAGCATATCCGCCTCGGATAGATCTCCATAAGCCGAGAATTTCTGCCCTATGTAGTCTCTTATCGTCATTTCTCCACCGTCAATGAGTAAATGCCATTAATCTCGGTAATAACAGGCAATGACAGCGATTGAGCCTTGGTAAACTCCACGCCATTGGAATTATCCGTCTCGCCCTTGCCCCATTGAGAGATACGAATCCGGCCATAATTAGAGTAAGTCACGCCCGGTTCCTGTCTCAACTCATTATCGGCGTAAGCGTTCTTGATGACACCTAATTTACCTGCCGGGACAAAGACGATATTCTTGTCATTCCAAGGCTTGTACTCAGATAGCTTGCCGTTGTCTTGGATACGGGTGATACGTCTCACTGTCTCTATGACAGGAAGGTCATTAGAGCGTAGGAACTCATTCAAACCGGACATCAAAAGGGGAGTGCCGGATTTGTCGGTCCCAAAAATGACCTGTTTCATCTTCCTGCTCTTAAGCAAATAAGACAATCTGGCCGGAGACATCAATATCTTATCAAACGTCACCTTGTCTTGGGCCGCATCCACGACACCTTGGATATCCTCGAAAGGATCGACGTTGTCCTTATTGGTATCCGTCCAGTCAAGAGTAACGCTAGCGATATTCTCGGGCGGCATCTTGTAATCAATAATACCACGTACCCCTCCTTCAGGGTTATTATTGGCATTAAAGGTAAATACCCCCTTGTTAGACAAGGCACCCAAGAAAATAATATCGAGCTTAGATTGTACGGATTTAACAACGGTAGATACGTTATTCCACATCAGATTAATGAGCTGCTGTGTCTTCTGGTCATCCGTCAACATCCTAGAGTCTAGGATCTGCAAGACCTTACGATACTCCTCGATCGGCATTGAGTAACTCATCTGGTGGGTAAGGACCTTTTGCTTCAAGGTCTCAAGCCCCTCCGTACCCAAGATCGGTTCCTTTCCCTTGGAATCAAGGGTAGCCGCCGCCACGCTCAAGTTGTATTGCCCGATCAGCTCCTCAAAATTAAGGCCGATAGTCGGGACATCCCAATCAAGATAACGCTCGTAGATATTCTGGTCAAACAAGCGCTTGCGAAGCTCCGTGGCAGCGTCAATACGAATCTGAACCTCTTTTGTCAGTTCGCCAAAAATAGAACTATAAACATCCATCGTTCACCTCCTTACTGTCTAATATACTTAATAGTGGGATTATTCTTCATGCTGAATCCCGTCAACCATGAGGAAGGGACTGGATAAGCCACATCCTTAAGGATAAGGACCTCATATCCCGCCGATACCGTCTGGAAAGACATATTCTTCGTATAGACAAACGTTGTCTCAACCACAGCGTCAGGCTCATCCGTTCCCACGGCAAGAATCGCCCCTTCTGTAGCTGATTCTACGGCGGCAGCCAATGTAACAACGTCATAATCAGCGTTACTTGAATCTACGGAACTCACGTTCTGCCCACCAATAGAATCTCCCTTGGCGACAAAGCTATCTTTCTCTATACGTGGCTTAGTGGTCGTTCCTCCGGTTAATACCTTAACAGCCTTACAGATCTTGCACTCCATGCGATCAAAGTCCAGCTTGATAGGAGTGCCTTTTCGCACGATTGTCCCTTCCGCCAACTCAGTGGTTAATTTGAAATCTCCGGGAAGGACTGCGCATTCCCCGCGCCAAAAGACGGGGAACGATCCTTTAATCTTTGTTTTGTCAAATTCGATACCCATAATCTTTTACTTTAATTAGCGTCCGGCAATGATTTGGCCCAATCCTTTGCGAGCTCCTTGCTCTTTTCCTTGGACGTAGAGACAGAGAACGCCGAACCTTTTTCCTCTAATCCCTTTGCGACCTCATTTTGTCTCACCTTGGACAGATAAGTATCAATCGCGTTATCGTCCATATCGTCCGTTATAGCGAAGCCCTCCTCTATCCGTTCCTTTGAGATCTTAAGGCTCTTGGCCTTGTCAAGGATCAGATTGTGTCTTTCAGCACGTGCTTTCTCCTCCTTAGCTTTATCATTCTCGGAGGTCAAGAGCCGGATTTTCTCGTCCTGCTCCTCACGATACTTCTTGAACCAATCCGGTTCCTCGTTTTTATCTGGTTGCTGTTGCTGGCCGCCCCCCTTGCCTCTCAACTCTTCCAATTCCTTCTTGTAATTTGCGCTTTCAGTTCGCACCTTATCCAAGGAACTCTGGTAAGATTTCAACATTGATTCTTGCCCTGCTACCGCAGTTTCAAGATTATCGTCCGTAATCAGGCCAGTGGACCCCAGTGATTCTGCCACGGACCTCAAAACATCCTCCGTTAACCCAAGATTTGAATACTTCTGTTTTAACTGCTGGAAAATCTTCTCTTTCATGCTATTACTTTTATTTTTCGCATAAAAGTATTGATACATAAGCTTGTAATAAAATAAAAACAGGCTATATACATGACAATAGACCGATTGTCACAAAAACAATAGGGCATGGCTATAAAATAACCACGCCCATTAAATTTAATGATATCAAGGTATGACTTAATCCATCCTTATTATTGAGAGGAATCATCCGAAGCTTTAAGATTCTTGTCCTTCTCATTACGTTGCGTCTTTTCCCGCTTCTCCTCTAATATCCGTCGAATCTCCTCCTCCGGCTTACCACTCAAAGACAGCATGTCTACCGCCGTTTGAAGGGACACCAATCCTGACTCATAGAGTTTCGCTATCATATCTATTCTCTTATCCTTATCCTCGGCGAAAGGCTCGGAGAACTCATGTTGCAGGTCGAGCCTGCTTAACTCCTCTCTCATGCCGATATGAGTGACGTTCATCATGATAGCCAATATAAGATTCTTCTCACGGTCTATCAATATATCATATATCTCTTTCAAGTTGTCCCTTTTCATATATCCAAGCGCCAAGGCCCTTTTCAATGCCTCCCCGGATAATGTCCCAAGCCCCTTCATATTCTCGTAACTGAAATCCGGGGTGAACGTATCGAATAGTATACTTGATGACAGGTCTTTTTTCTCCGCCTCTTTCATCGTGGAATAATCGGGCGGAACGAGATACTCGGCAGCGCTTTTGTCCTTATCGGACATGGTGATAACCTCTCCTACCATATTAGATCCTCCCCCTACTATGCTCTGAATGACATCAGCGGTTAATTTCAATTTTGGATCGGAGAAATAATTATTGGAATCCGCCGCCTTGCTATCAACCGCCTCCTCTCTGTCTATACGCTTTTGAACCCCATACCATGCCTTGTTTTGACGATAGTAGATAACATTTATTTTACCCGAAGGATTAGGCAATGGCGTAACATCCCATCCTATATCCGCTCTCTTGCATCTATAGATGTATTCCGGGGTCTCTATATCAAAATGCTCTACGGACTTATCGCCCTCAAGTAGCGTATATCCATAACCAAAAGCTATCATGTTATCCCATTGATCAAATAAAGGCCGCAATGTATATCCTTTTGACTTGGATATAACCTTAACCTTTACTTGGGGCATACCATTTTCCCTGTATATATGATAAACCTTAGCGCTCTCCGTCTCCGCCCCAGCCAAACGCTTGGCCTCCCGGATTGTCGTGTTGAATCGAGTATAACGGAGAAAATCACAGAATGCCCTGAAAGCCTTATCCGTATCATCCGATACAGCTTTCCACAAGATAGGCTGCCCGAGGAGAAAAAACAGCTCCACCTCATTTATATACGCTTGCCTTCCTCGTGGCAATTTCTCCGTGATATATGGTTCTTGATTTTTCCTGTGCTTATTAGGACGTTTATTAACCTCATGGGATTCCGGGTTATATTCCAAGATTGCTTGGGAAACATCCTTGTCCCGGCATTGCATCATTGACATGGCCCGGCTTATATCCCTATCCTTGATAAGGCTGACAAAGTCCCTCTCCACTCCCAACGAGTTCAATATCTTGTTTTGGAAAACCTGAAATATAGCGTCTATGTAATTCATGTTAAAATCCTAACTCCTCCTTAGAGTACTGTCTTGTTGTTAATACTTTTCCTAGAAGCTTGCCTATCGTCCAATAACGTGCCCCGTCGATAAGATGGTTATACCCGTCAATAGGCTCATTGATAAATTTACCGTCCTTGTTTTGGGCGTATACATAGTTCCTAAGTTCTTTTATCAAGTTTAAAGATCTCTTGGTGACACAAATCTTATACTCCATCATCTTGATAATACCTCCCATAACAGATCCCTTGTACTTGTCCGCAGGGTATATGATTATCCCCGCATTTGATATTTCTTGTATAAGCCTTGGATCGGCGCTGTCAGCGTAAACCACCAAGCCAAGGTCTTTCAATACCTTAATAATCTCCTTGGTTAACATATGGGTGAGGTAACATTTCTCATCAAGATATAACCTATCATCAACCAATCCGCATCTAACTATAGCGGTAGGGTCATAGCTATATCCAAAGTCAAGCCCTAACGCCACATGCTTGGCATAGGAAGGGAACTCGTCCACGATCTCGAAATCAGGGAACACCAACCCTTCGGCCATCGCCCGCTGCCCTAACCCATAAACCGCCCAAAGCACCTTATTCTTATTCTTCAATGACTCTATCTCATCGATGATTGTTTGCTCTAAAAAAGGATTGTCCTTATAAGTGGATATAAAATGATACGTCCTAGGGTCATTGTTTAGATCGCAAATCCAGTGCTCGTCACTGAACGACGGGTTATAATCAATGACAGAGAAAAGAGTGGTACGCATCACCAGCTGCTGCCACTCAAGATAAGATATCTCATTTCCCTCGTTACAATAAAGTATATCACGTTTCCTTCCTCTTATCTTCTGCTCATCATCCGTGGAAAAGAACTCCACGAATGATCCATTTGGGAACGAGTAAACCATCTCCGACTTGTTCATGCACCTATTATCCCATATACGGAACTTATCGATCATGATTTCCTTGAAATCCCGGAAGACAGATCCCTTCAGCGCCGGCAATGTCTTCCTCACGATAGATAGAGACAGCTTAGGGTTATGAAGGATATACGCTATAAGGAATATCAATATGTTATAAGTCTTACTGCTCCTTGAAGATCCTTGGGCAGATATGATCTTATAACCGCTATCCAAAGCGCCTTGTACCTCCGTATATATCCTAGTCGTCTGTATCACCATTGATAACGTCCTCCCTCTTGTCAATAACCTGAATAGTTATGGATTTATCCTCGCCATCTATATTGATCTCCGATTTGACAGGCGCATCCCATCCCATCATCTTCGAAAGGCGATCCAAAGCGTCTATCTTGGAATACATCTTTACCTCAAAGCCCTTATCCGTACTTTTGACCGATTGGATAGCTAATTGGAAAGACAAAGGCAGTTTAGACAAATCTTTTATCAAGAAGATCACATAGTTCTTTCCCCTCTTGATTTGCAACATATCCACGACATTGGCCCGTGCTATATTCTTAAGGATATCAATAGCCTCGTCTTTGGTTATATCCGATCTTCTTTGTAAATCAGCTTGCAACTCTTTTACCCTTACCGCTATCTTACCGTTGGCTAGAAGCTCGCAAGCCCTTATATTAATAGTCTCGGGTCTCATATTCTCGCAAGAATAAGCACGCCTATACGCCTCGGAAGCATTGCCTGATTCCAAGTAATAATTACAGAACTTCTCTTGCTTGATTGTCAATTTCATGTCTTTGCCTTGAATAATGATCAAGACCAAAGTTATGTCATCGATATTTATGGTCATAAATAAAGAAAGGGCGATTCGTGACAACAGGTAGAATGTCACGAATTACCCCTAAAAAACCACAAAAT